ACTGCCAGAACGATTTCACCTTCCGCTTCTGATGGCGATGCTTTACGTTTTCCTATTAAAAATGCAGGTGAAATAGAATCTACCAACCATCAAATTATAAAGCATGGTTTGGCCGTAAATTCCACCCCTACTGCCCTTGGTGATATTACGTTTGACTCCGCAAATGGGGATAACCTTCTTATCAAAACAATAGGGACGAGAAATATTCAGATTGGTGCGACTTCGGGGACTGATAAAATTGGTATTGGAAAGGTTCCTGATTCAGTGGGGCCTAAAATTCAAGTTGCTGGAAGTATAGACTGCGATGGTTCATATATTGGTGAGGGATTTACCCTGACGGACGCGAATGATGCTTTACATTCTCTGGCTACATATGATCTCGCCAATGCTCGTGTTAAACTTGGAACTATTACGGATGATTTTAGAATAACGGCTCCATCCTCTGCTGTTTATGATTTTACTGCCTCTGAAATGAAGTCTACAGAAAAGGTTCGTTTTGATAATCATGGACTGCATGGTAATACGAATTCTGCTACCCGTCAAAATGGTGATAGAGTTGTTTTGTATTCCCCTGCTAATGGAACGAATGACCAATATACAATGGGTATTGAAGGTGGGGCTGTTAGAATGACATCGGGTGGTAACTTTGGATTTTACTACCGACCAGGTGACTATCTTACCAACTTGGCTACTTTTGAATCTGAAGCGTTTAGAATTGAAGGAGTGGGAACAAATCGTTCTTTCAAGCCTATGCAAATTAGGGGTGACCTAAATGTTCTTGACTCTACTGCTACTACTACTTCTCTTCACGTAGATACTGCAAATAGTAGGGTCGGTATCAACAAAGCAAATCCAACGGAAGACTTAGATGTGGATGGTAATATTCAAATCAATACTGGAAGTTTGAAATTCTATGATAACACGGGGACTCCTCATGACCAGGCACAAGTTGATACAGAAGATGATGGAACCAATGGTGGTAAATTGGTATTGAAAACCAAGACTGACGGTGGGGCTGTAGAGGCCAGAATAACAGTTGATGGGGTTGGTGCGATTGGTATTGGCCCTACTCCTAATTATGGAACCTCGGGTCAAGTTCTTACCAGTCAAGGCCCCGCTACTACTCCCATTTGGGCTACTCCTTCTGGAGGTGGTGGTGGAACGACTGTGTATGGTGGAACTTGGTTTCCGAACATCTATACTTTCCATTATGTTGCTGCTGGTCAGAAAATGTATGCTAACTACTATACCCCTGGGGATACTGTAAATAATCCTTGGTATTCTTCAACATATAATGGTGATTCTCATGGTAGGTATGCCGTCACTGTTTTTCCAGGAACACCTAATCGCTACAAGGTTGATTTGTGGTTTAAACTGTATTGTGGGGGTTCTGGGTCTACTGCCAATGATATTTATAAATGGGGGTATAATCTCCAGGCTAACCAGTCTGCTATTGATGGTGCTATTCGTCATGGTGGATTTGGCGTTGACGCTAATGGGACTCCTATATATTCGGGGGCTTATTTGAATAATGGTGTTATAGATCCTACAAATTCCGCTGACAACCCTATAACTTTTGACGCTAATGGTAATATCAATGGTGGAAAATTGTCCTTGGAATGTGGGTTTGATGTTAGCGATTTTATGACGAAAATTAATGCAGCAGTAGGGACTAACCTGACTTTTGACACTGCTTTAGTTTCTGGAAATGAAGTAAATCTTGGAAATTCTGTTTTTTATGAACATGTTGTATCACCCACGGGAGGTATCCGTCCTTTAGGTCAGTCTTACTTAAATAACTTGGTATATTTTAACGAAAATGGTTGGGCTCGTGGTTTTGACCCAACTGATGCAAATCCTCAAGATGCTAATATTCCCGCTGGATCTGGTAACCCTCTTACTTCTCTTGGTTGGTCTGGGACTACTAATGCGAACCCTCAGATTGTTCCTTTTGGTAAAAGTCCAAGTGACATTTTCTCAATGACTAATTCTTCTCTTCAAACTTCAGAATTTTATACCATAACTCATGCTTCAACCCGTGGCTCTATCCGACAATTTGGTGGAACTTTGTCTTATTGGATGGTTGAGGCTTAATTTTAATTATTACATACGCTTGTATAATAATTAAACTTTGACTGCGATGAAACGTTTCATTGTGATTTCTACATCATAGTCAACCAATGCATATTCTATCTCAAAGCCTACTTTAAAGTCGGTAGGTTTCGTTACGATACTGTTGAATGTGTATGGAAACTTGTGGTTGTGAAATAGTTTCTGGTCCATCGCCAGTGAGCCTGAACATTCTTGGACTCCATTTGCTGTAAGAATGGCTTCTAACTTAGGTAGGTAATTGAATTCGTCTTCTTTGGTTTTTAGTTCAAACTCTGCTGTGATTAACCATGTTCCTGCTGTTAAACTTCCAGACGTTAATGGAACACGCTTGGGGACTTTACTGATCTCTAATATAGTTCCTGGCTGAATTAAGTGATTCGTTTGCTGTAAGGTGACTGACATTATAGTTTATCAAGAGATAAAAACTTTACTAAATACAATAGAAATAATTTATCTATATTATTTATAATGAGTGGCTATAGTAATTATTCCTTACATCAAAAGTATACATCGGTTCAGGGGCAGATTCTGACCTTGAATCAACAGGTATCCAATAATACTAATCCTACTCTGGCCTCGGTTCTACAAAATAGCAGTGATGCGAATGGACTTAACATACAGAATGTAGGGACTATTGATTCTGATCTTATGGACACCTTAGAGATTAAGATTTATGACACTTCTGTTCCTCGCAATGAAAAGGGAGTTATTAAACAGGATACAAATGGTTTGCTAATCACAACCCCTGGGGAAGTTAATTTCCATTTAGATAATGATTCGGCTTTCTCAGTAATAGGAGGCAATTCTCTTAATGTTCCTCTTGAAATTGATCCTGCTAATAATAAAGTTGCTATAGGTGGTTCGGTTGATCCTGTAGGTTCTACTTTACAAGTGAATGGAGGGGCTGAAGCCCAATCTATTACCATTTCAGATGTTACAGGGAATTATTCTTCAACGTATACAGTTGCATCCTCGGGTGAATCTAAAATTACCGCTAAAACTGGTGACTTGATTCTTACCACTACTTCTGTTACTGACTCGGTTGATGTTACCGATAATACTGATTTTAAAGTCACGAATGGGATTACTGAGTATTTCAAGGTTGATAAGGCTATTGGTGCGAATGGTAAGATTGATATGACCGATACCGATGTTAATGGGGCTTTAGTTGTTACTGGAACTGCTAATACTGGGGCTCTTACTGCTACTTCTCTTACTTCTTCGGGTTCTCTTTCTTTCTCACCCGTAGGCGTTGGAGATAAAATCAACCTTTATAATTCAACCTATTCTATAGGTATCGCAGGTGGCACTGCTTTCATTTCATCTGTTAGAAATATTGATTTTGTTTATCGTGCCGATTCTTCTGATACTTCCACGACTTCTAAGTTGAGATTCAAAGTTGACCAAACTAATCCTCAAATACATAGTTCCCTGCCTGACGGTCATATTGAGTTTTGGAGAGATGCGAACGGCCTTACACCAACCAAATACTTGACATTGTCCTCAAATACTAATAACGATACTGTTCTGACTTCAGAAGGTAGTTTTTCGTTAAACACCAATACTACTGTTAATGGGGCTCTTACTGTTGATTCTATTTCTACCACTGGAACTGCTACTACGGGGGCTCTTACTGCTGATTCTATCTCCAATGGGGGAAATTTGACTTTTACCTCATCTTCCTTTCCTAAGTTGATTACTGCTTCAACAGGTTTTGAATTTTGCGAAAACAGTTCTACAACCCCCTTCTTGAAATTGGCGAGCAGAGGTTCCACTCATAATGAGTCAACCTATACAAGCGAGGGTCTCCATGCTTTTAGTTGCAATGCTAATACAACCAATAGGATGCTTATTACCAACACATCAGTTACTGTTGCCAATGATACGGATTTTGTAGTGTCTGGTCCTGGGGTCAATTATCTGTTTGTGAATCCAGTGTCTGATAAGATTGATATGACCAATACCGATGTTAATGGGGATTTAGTTGTATCTGGAACTGCTACTACGGGGGCTCTTACTGCTGATTCAATATCTACCACTGGAACTGCTAATACAGGGGCTCTTACTGCTGATTCTATTTCTACTACGGGGTCCTCTACTTTACAATCCACATCTACTACTGATCTTACTGTTAATGGAACTGCTACTACGGGGGGTCTTACTGCTTCTTCTATCTCCAATGGGGGCGATTTGAATCTTACCTCTTCTGGTTCTCCTCTTATTAAATTTGTGTCAACCAATTTTGCAGACCGTATACATCTTATAAACAATAATTCCATATACACGTTAGGCGTTGATAATTTTGCTGTTCTTTTGACTACTGGAGGATATATTGATTTCGTTCATCGGAACGTTTCTACTTCCACCAATGTTACTCCTAAGTTGAGATTTCAAGTTAATCTAACCAATCCTCAAATACATAGTTCCGTTACTGACGGTTATATTGAGTTTTGGAGAGATGCGAACGGAACTCCAACCCAATACTTGACATTGTCTTCAAATTCTTCTAACGATACTGTTCTGACTTCAGAAGGTAAGTTTGCGTTAAGAACCAGTAGTTCAAGTGGTATTATTGAATTTTGCGAAAACAGTTCTACAACCCCCTTCTTGAAATTGGAAGGAAGTGGTCCTCTCTATAATGAGTCAATCTTTACAAGCGAGGGTATCCATGCCTTTAGGTGCGATGGCAATTCAACCAATAGGATGCTTATTACAAATACTGGTGTTAGCATTCCGTCTGGTAATACCTTAACTATTCAGACCCCTACTGCTAATGCCCATGCTTCTACTAAACTATATGTTGACCAAACATTTACAAGAGTTGGTGGGACTTATCAGCAAGTTATAAACGCTCCTTCTACTTTCAATACATCTGTTACTATTACTCCTCCCTCTAATTGTTATAAGATGGATGCTATTGTTTATGGTAGAGGTGGTCTTGCGGGTGGTAATCTGATTCAAGGCTCAAATATATTTTATGGGGGGTCAGGAGGTGGTGGGTCGGGTTCATCTACATCCAGTGTTCCTGTCAACACATCTACTTCTTTTACATTCTCATATGAAAATTTGTTGGGTGGTGGGACTTCTGATCCAGGTGGTATTCTCCGTATATCCAGCACTGTTCTCACGAATTATACTATTGTTGCTGGTGTGAATGGGGGGGATGGAAGTGCCCCCGTTGGTAGCGCTGGTGGTGCTGGGGGGTCTGGTGCTTCTCAATGGAATCAGACCAGTCATTTTCCTTTTTACACATTTGGTGCTGGAACTTCTGGATTCCAAGGCGGTAGTCAAGCATATCCAGTCAGCCAGATTGCAAATCTCCCCCCTGGCGTTGGTGTTCCAAGTGTGGCTGGTGGGAACGAGGGTGATTATGGGGCTGGACAACGATTTGCTGGAAGTTCACAAGGCGCTGCTACTATTCATTATGCTTCACCTGTTTGTATTATCACCTGGTATTTGAGGCCATCTTAATTCTTCTCTATAATTTATACATTTCGTAAAGTATAGAGTTAGTCATCTTCATTATGAGACAGCACGTAGGCTTCGTTCTCTGATATCACTGTCATAGGATATGTTTTATTGATTGTTACCCACCTTGACTTCAGGCTCTTTATCTTTTTTATTTGCGGTTTGGAGAGACCGAAATAGCCTTCTAAGAGATACTTCAATGATCGGCCTCCTAAACCATTAGGGAAGATTGTTATTGAGTGCGTCTCACAGAGTATTAGTTTGGTTTCGTTTGCATTACAAGCCGTATGGGTGCATACACAGCAGGATATCTTAAAGTGGCGACCTGTAGTGAGTATTCCGTCCATGATTGAGTGGACCTTCTTCCTTAGTGCCTTACTTGAGATAGCCTCTGTATCATCAAAAATTACCAGCGACTCCTTGAATTCCTCTGTGCCTATTTGTTCTACCATGAATTCGGGCTCGTGGATGCGGACCCTTTTGAGACCTTTGATTTTATCCAGTGAGCCTTTATCATCAGCCAATGCGCTAAAGCAGAATATCTCCCTCTTGGGATGCATTTTCTTATACTGATTAGCAAACTCCTTCACATACCATGATTTTCCACTACCTGATGCTCCAGTAATGTATAATATTGATCGCTCTTGGTTGGGATTGGGGATATGCTGTATGGATTGCTGAGGTTGACATCTGAATTGCTCAAATGGCTCCTTTGATTTGGTTCTATCGTTGTCCACACTAATGACATCATTCTTCTTTTTCTTTTCGGGGTTGACTACTATAGCAATTGGGTCGCCGTTAAATTCAAAGTTCATCCTTTTATACATACTTGGAATATTATTATTGAGTTCATTTTTCAGGTTTAATATAAAAATAGATTGTGTTCACCTTTCTCTCAAAGGCCGTATTTACTCTACTATCTCATCTTATTTTAACGGATTTGTAAGGAAGTTGTCTCACGAATCCTTGTTTTGGACTCCACATTGCGCTTTTGGACTCCACATTGCGCTTTTGACTCCACATTGCGCCTTATCCTTTAATTAACCCCCTTATTCATTGATTTATCATATTATTATTAGTATAAATAGGTAAATTATCTCTTAAAATGGTGAATAGTATCTAAAATAAAGGTCTTTGGAAGGGCGCAATCTGGAGAAAAAGGCGCAATGTGGAGTGGGTTTCAGTTCATTTCTAAAAAATATGAACTTTTTCTGAGATTTCAAAAATGAAAAAAAAGATGATATATAGCCGAGCCCCAGAAAAACAGGTCTAAATTGCGCTTTCACTCCAGATCCCGCTTTTTGACCATTAAACTACCTTAAATAACAACCAATTACAAAAAACACCACCAGTTAAGATACAAAAATGAGAATTGAGGGCGCAATCAGGAGCGCAATGAGGGAAAATCACCCCTCCACATTGCGCTTTTGTCTCCACATTGCGCCCTGAGTCCTCCAGTTTTGACCAACTAAATTAGAAGAATTTTTTAATCTGAGGATGATTTTCCACGAACTCATGAGAAAAGTCGTTGACAGCGCATTGTAAATAGTCCCTCACATCGCCCAACATTTCAGGCATTTTTTTGATAGGAGCCTTCTTAATGGCTGTCAGGTAGTCAATCCCCACTGTTTTAAGGCGAGGATAAGGAGATGATTCCAATTTCTGCTGGATGAGGTCTAAATTCTTAACAACCTTGTCTCTCGGCACCTTTTTGAATTTCGTTTCAGTAAGCGTCTTCAAGGTATCAATATCATTCTTTACTGAGTTCAGATAACCGACCGATGAGTTGAAAAAGGTTTGCATCAAGGCCCTGGTATCCTTACCCTTGTCAATCAACTTGAGAGAGGCAAATACCCGCTTCATGGCCTTGAAAACATTCCCATCGGCAAGGTAATCTCTACCGTCTTGAAGCATCTCTTTGTAGATCTGGTCAGTGGTCTTGTTGTCATAATTCTGATACCCATTTAGTCGGAACCAGAAGTTATTGGTGAACTCAATGGCAACCCCATCAATGAAGGCAATGATATCCATCTTGATGACCGATTTCTTTAGCAACTGGTCTTCAAAGCGATAGCCCCTGAGAACCCCTTCTTGGATGGATTTCTTGTCCCATCGTAAAGGTTCGCCCTTATCATCTTCTCCACATTTGAAGTCGGTGATGAACATATTAGGTTCCTTCAGGGCTCTTTTGAATTTTGCCTGAAAAAGTTTTAAGATACGTTTCGGATATGAACCAACATCAGGTGTATTGAATTGTTCCAATAGGTCAAAATCGGATTTGAATTTCAGATGAGGCAATGTCTGAGAACCAACTATCTTATATCTGCCTGTAATGGTAAGGGCGTTAAATACTTTATGCTCTTGCGGGGAATAAACTTGACGATTCATAATATATCTTATACATAGATAATATTTAACTAAAAATAGTATCTATGAAGTATATGTGATTTCGTTGCCATTGAAATATCCAATATGTTTAGGATTGACAGTTCCCCTCAAAACATCTTCAGGTGCGAATACAAGACCTTTCTCACCAACGTAATGAAGTATACCATTTACATTGGTAGCAATGAGATCCTTTTCAATAAGCGATGGTTGAGAAGGTGTATCTGACTGGTTGAGATGAGTCCCACAGAATTCATAATGTTTTTTCTTACGACGAGAGCATTGTTCCCCATTGGACCGTTTAGCCGTGCATCTTTCATTGGTAGGGGGGATCTTCTTGGGTTCACGCTTCTTCTTCTCGTATTTGGACAAATTGACTTGGAAGCGAGGATAATTATATATGTATTCAACCAACTCCAATTTATCGGCCTGAGGAAGACTGAGACCCAATGCCTTCATTTTTATATCGTTCTTGAACTCACATATGAAGTTAGCAACCTGATTATTTATATCCGTGTCCATCTATATAATATAATAAATGAAAAAATCTAATTAAATCATTTTATACATATAATATAAAATCATGTATGAAGAATTGTTTATCCGCCTAAATTATGATGTTGTCTTGGAGATATTTTCCTACTTGGATAAAGATGGTATAAAAGCCTGGTTGGAGGAATCAGAACTGGAAGACGAATACAACAAGAAAATTTATAAAAACTTTAAAGATTTGTCAATGGAGAGATTAATAACAGAAATACGAGAACCCAATCCCCTGTATAGTCAATATGTATTGAACTTCAGAAGAGGATCTGCCCATACACCAACATTATACACCCGTTTGTTTAAGATGAACGAATGGTGCGACTTCTTTGAGAACGAGATGAACATATGTATGTGTCGTTTGAAGGAATTCAAGAAGGCAAGAATGGAGGACTTAGAATGTAAAACAAATTTAATTGCTCGCCTTGATAGTGATAACTTGTTTTACATGAAAGATATGCTGAGGACGAAGATAATGGAGGGGATAGAAAATTTGTTAGATGAGGAGCAAAGCATTCTAAGAGGAATAGCAATCTGTATAGAGTTGGATATGGACGAATGTCAGCCCCGTCATGTTTTCAAAGGGATGTTCTGGAGATACTACAATAACATGTTACGGGTAAAAGACTGGCATCTCAGAAAGTGCACATCAAGAATACACATTTTACAGTTACCAGGCTTGAGTGTAGACCGAAGAAATCAACCAAAGAAATACGGAGGTATATTTGACTTGGAGCATATTCCCGATTACATTGAATTTATCAAAGGGGCATAGCAGCAGGTTCAATTGATGGACGTGGCTTCAACCCCAAAGATTCTCTTACATTATTTACCATCGCAAAGTTGTTCTCCTCTTCATTCTTCTTATAGGTTTCGGTGATCTCAGTCACATCGTTCTCAATGTCTTTCAACTGAGGTTTCTCTACTGGCAATTCAAGAGATAACGATTCAGGCTCATACCCCGTAGAATCTATAACATCATTAGGAACGTGCACAATAGTGTCGTATTTAAGGCGTCTTACCAAAAGATTGGAATTTTCCTTCATCTTGGTGTATTGAGCAAACTTCTTATTGAGGTATGCATTCCCATTTTCGTTTCGCTGATGGTAAGGTAATTTCAAAGTCTTATACAAGTCTACCGCTAAGTTGTAGTATTCCTTGGATTGCTTGAGTTCAATGTCCATGTTACTGGAAATGTCTAAAAACATCTCAAGGGAGGTGATGGTAGCAATACTTAGTCCAAGGAGGCAGGTGGTAAGACTAATCCATTTCTGGCTGACGAATTCCTGTAATCCGACTGACGTGGTAGCGTTTAGGGTGCTGAGACACAAAACAGGGATGCGGAAGTATTTAGAATATCCCTTCCAGTAGTAGTAACGTTTTCTATGATATTCAGATAAGTTCACACAATTGACTCTGAGTTTCTCCAATAACTCCTCGGTCTCAGTGGTCCAATTTTGAGTTCCTTCTGAAGTGGTCAATGATTGGTTGTTCATATTTAGGTATATATATACCAGAATATAATAATATGTATTTAATTTCTTCGTGAACTCTAATTGTCAAAGTCCAACCGCCGTGATGGAACAGGGTTACCCTGAGGACGACCCTGAGATTGAGTAGAAGGTTGAGTAGGAGTTTGAACAGGAGCAGGAACAGGAGTAGCAGTAACAGGAGGATTAACAAAAAGATGTTCATTTATAGTCCCCAAGGACCGATTTGACCCAATAGAACTAATTGTCCCAATCGTAGAAGGAGTAACCGTTTCGGTAGTAGTGCGAGTTAAAGGGGTAGAAGCAATACTTCTTGTTCTACCATCAGGGAACCTCAACTGAACTCGTGAATCGGGTGTTTCCACATCAGTCTCGCCAGTATTAGTCTGAATAGTCACTTGAGACCATGGTAAAGAAATATCGTCGTCTTGTTCCATTGTATAGGATATACTGATATAATAAATTTCCTTTTAAATCGTATATAGATTTTTATCTTGGTATAGTATATAACAATGAGCCGTCGCAATAGCAAAACAGAAACCGCCGAAGCCATCACCCCCGAAATCAGATCAGACATCAAAACCCGAATCAACGAATATTTAAGCGATGCCGACCTGAAGAGATATTTTCCAGACAACAAGGATCCTAACCCAATTATCAAATATAACGAACTGGCTAACGTTAAGAACATTTTTGAATTACTACCTCAAGACAGAACGTTCAAGGTAATCCTGATAGAGAGAAGACCAAATATAGGACACTGGGTGTGCATTCTACGCCGAGGGGATACCATCTTTTATCTGGACTCGTATAGTAACCAACCAGATGGTCAGTTGAGACATATTAGTAGTTTCTGGCGTAAGATGCTTGGACAGGACGAGAAATTGATGACTAAACTACTGAAACCTAAGAGATTGAATGGGTTTAAACTAAAGTGTAATAAGAATCGTCTACAGAGTTTGGCATCTCAGAGTGGAACCTGTGGTCGTTGGTGCATTTTATGGATTACCATGTGTCTGGACTTCAAGTTTGATTTAGATGAATTTGAGGACTTCATAGATTTATGGAAAGATAAATTGAACCTATCACGAGATGAATTGGTTACACATTGGGTTAGATGAAAAATATAATAAAATAAAAATGTATTGTCTTATTATAATATCATGGGACCTAAAACAAGAGGAAAAAAAGGAGACGAACCACTTGACGAAAGTCGTGGACCACTAAATAACTTAGAAGACGCAGTTGGACTTCCAAGAAAGACAATCCCAGATAATGTTTACGGGGTATATTCAGAAGAGATAGGCAACATACTTGAAGCACTTGAAATATTCCCAAATATGAGAACAGTATTCAGAGACAGGTTGGAAGGGATTGCTCATTTCCAACATTTCATAAATAGGGAAAAAGAAGACGGGCGTAAAGTAAAAGAATTTGTGAACGTCAGTAGGGACGATTTAAAAAACGATCTTACGAGAGATGTAAATTTGATAAAAAAGAAGAAATCACAGGATTTATTGAAAAGAATGGCTGAGGAAAAAATCCCCCAACAATTTCACATGACTTATCTTTATCAAACACTTTTACCCGAAAACAAAAGCAAGAGTGCCGATAAATTCTATGATGAAGTAATAGCGGATGACGCATCATTGGGAAGTTTATCAAGATTCACCCCATCAAGAACTAAAATTTCAACCCCGTCAACGTCAGGTTCAAAAATATCAGGTCTTACTGTGCAATCAACACCAGGAGCAAGGTCGGCTAACTCATTTGGCCAAGAAACATTTCCAGGCATGGGTTCAAGTAGAGGGACGATAGCAACACGTTTAAGTGCACCCAAAACAGTATTAGATCATGACGCAATAGATCGGGCAATGTTTAGCGGATTCAGTCAGGACACAAATTCATTAGCCAGACGACTTATTGAGGGATTTGAACAAGAAGATGCACAAGAAAGAGGAGAAGTGGAGGAAATATTAAGAGGAGCATTAGAGGGACGATTAAGAGAAGAAGAAAGAGGGGAAGTTGAGGGACGATTAAGAGAAGCAATAGAGGAAATAGAGGAGACGCAATTAAGAGAAGCAGAGGCGGCAAGAGCCAGAAGGAATACGAATCTAACCCCTGGACCTGTTGTTAGATTTAATGAACCTGAAACCATAGACCTAACAGACCAACAAATGGAAGCAATACAAGACCAACAACAGTATGACCAACAACAGTATGACGAGATTGATATTGCCAACGACCCAGACCTCCAACCATTTCCGAAAGACCGTAATCTACAACGAAAACTGAAGAAGTATGATGCTGATATCAAAAAACGAAAACAAGCGGACCTATTAACTGGAAAAGCAAGCATCCAAGCACCAACAACATATGATGAACCAACTGAAGGACAACGATCAACAGGAGTAGCATCCATCAACCCAGATGTAACATTTAGAACACCAACCGACGCCGAACAAGCAATGGCATCATCCAGTAGCGAACAACCAGAAACGAAAAAAAGAAAGAAGAGTGACAATAAAAAATCGGAACCAAGAAAAGGGACAAGACAGAGAACACAAACTGACAGGAGTGAAATCCCACAAGGACCACAGTTACAAAGTGCAGAGCAAAAACAGAAGCAAGGTAAGAAAAAAAAATTGGAAGAAATGAGAAAAATAGTAAAGGTTCCAAAAGGCCAGGACGTTACCCAGAACATGATTAAGGAAGCATTTAAATCTGAACCAGCGAAAAAAGCCTCAGAAGGACCAAGTAATATACCACCTCTTATAGACGAAGCAACCCAAAAAAAACTTCAGAGAGAAAATATGAAAAAAACCGATGACCGTTTTAAAGAAACAGAGAGATATGAACACCCAGAATTGCCCATGACACCAGACGAAAAAAAAGCATATGAATTTCTTGTGAGGTTAGGAAAAGGGGGGCATGCAGAAATGTCAACAAAATATCCAGATAAATACAGAAAAATTGAGAGTTACCGCCAGAGAGTAAGATATAACATAAAGGAAGGTAAAATTAAGGACATTAAAAAAAGATAAATAATTAACTATTTGGACTATATATAGGATGACAGACTCAGATAACGAATTAGAAGACCTTTTAGCCTCGTTGAATAAACCGATACGCCAGATGACGAAAGAAGAGTTGAGTGCACGTAACCGTGCCAAATACCAACAGTCAGGAAAGGCAAAGTATCAATCCAAACGAGCAAGTATAACCCCAGAAGAGTTAGAAAAAAAAAGGATAGCCGACAGTGAACGATATAAGAGAATCAAACAAAAAGATACGACGAGAAAATATGAACATGGTGCGGCGGCGAAAGATAAGGTAGTTCTGGAAATGGCCAAAGGGAAACGACGAAAGGATATGACTGACGAGGAAAAAAAAGCGTATCGTCGTGAAAAAACCAGAGATTTTAACAAGCGCCAGAAGGCGGGTGAGGATAAGACACCAACATGGGCTAAAGATGCCGAAATTCTTGAACGAATCCAAGGTAAACGACCAAGGGAAATGACAGCCGAAGAAAGGAAAGTTTATCTTAATGCAAAAAGACGAGGTTCGTATAACAAGTCAATCGGTAAAGAAATAGTTGAAGCCACTGTTCCTGATTTAACATTTGATGGTATAGTAATCCCACCAGAAAGGTATGAACAAAGATTACCACCAGGGGCTGGTATATTAGACACGTCGGACATTTTAGACATATAAAAATAAATGTATTTCAAATATATATTATTATGAAATCAAACCCAGAGATAGACGCATTGGTAACAGCCCTCTATGGAGGAGCCAACCAAAATAACAAGTCACGTGAGGAATGGAACAAATATCAGAGAGAAAAATATAAGGAAAGAACTAAAACCAGTGGCACCCGCAAACAGTTTGAAACCAAAGAGGACAAGAATGCTTACCAGAGAGAACAATATAGGAAGCGTAAAGGAGAGGATGTTAGAAAGTATGAAAAGATAACCGCAGACGAAGATAGGAAACGGAAAGGTGATTTGAAGGCAATGACGGACGAAGAAAAAAGAAAAGAAAAAAATGCCTACAATAGAAAACTAAACAAGATAAGAAAAGAGGAAAAGGAATTTGACAAACTACTGGACCAAATATCATCTGATGGACCCGATATACCCGATAACGTTCTGGATGATTTAATGGAACAACTTGAACAGGAGCGAATCCAAGAAGAAGGTATGTATAATAAAGCCCTTCCCCCCAGAACAGGAATTCTTGAGTTTAGCGATTTATTTTAATTTAGGCAATTCTATTAAATGGAATCATTGAAGAAGGTATAGAGAACTTCTC